AGCCTTGCTGTTTAATCCTAAAAGCTCATTCACTACATTCGATATTTCCCGCATCTTCTGCGAATTGTGGTCAATTAAGCCTACAAGCTCCACGGGCACCTTAACGCCTTCCACCTTTACCGGCAGGCGGCCCAAATCCTTCACCTCGGCGCTCCATCCGCTCTGGTTACGCACCTTCTCAAAGTGCTGCTTCGCCGCCTGGTTCGCAAATGTATTCTCATCGTAAAACCACCCATGCCCGGCAGCCTTGTCAATAATATCAACAAACTTAGAATGCAGCGCATTGTTCTCCCTCGCAAGGTATTTCATCCCATGCACCTTGCCCCATATCCGCTTGCCTCGCTTTTTAGCGTACAGCGGTATGATCGAGTAATCGCCGTATGCCTCATCCGTGTAGTCATCATCCAACAATACATCATGCGCTATCGTTGTGACCCTCATCCTGACAACAGCCTTCATGAATATCTCAAACCCCGGAACTTCCTTCGCCACCACACGCAAATCTTCAGACCTGTAATTTTCGCCTGATAAATAAAAATCTGCCGCTGAGTTAAACAGCACCGGGACCCTCTTATATTCTTTTCTCCAACACTCGGCAACGAGGATGGATTTACGGAACAAGTCAACATACCTGTCCGACCTTTGCAATGCTGTCGGTCTGACATTAGTATCTGAGGCATACATATCCCCTCTCGGTATGTGGGTCTTATCTGCATCAAGCACAGTATTGTATGACGCCTCTATGCCATCAGACTTATCCGGCCATAAACTCTTGAGTTTAGCTTTAGAGTACCAACGCTCCTTAATTAAGTATTCGAGGTCTGACAAATCGGGTTCCTCGTGCGGCCCGAACCTGACGCCGTTCCACTGATATTTCTCTACGACAATCTTCCCTGTGATGTCGTCGCTCTTGTCAATACGCATCTGAAATAATCCACGCCCTACAACTGACGCATCGTCAAACACCCTGGATTTCTTGTGGTCGTAATTATTCGCCTCAGACGTATGCTTCCATAGTACGTCCAGCACATCGGCAACAACTACATCACCATCCTCAACGGGGTAGAATTTTATATCATTCCTGTTCTGCCGCTGATATCCAGACAGCACGTCTATCTTCGGCTCTATTTCGTTCACAGCCGACGGAGCACGCCGCTTGTCCTTTAACCCTGTTTTTTCCGCATCTGTCCACGTATCGCCATAGAAATATTCCTCCGACTCGTTCCCCTGTGTCCTAAAATCAGCATCATTATTTATCGCTTCCTCATGCAGCGCCTTAATCTCGGATACGGACTCAGTATCAGTAAGGTCGCCGCTTGGCTTGACCGTATGTGTTTCAAGTGGTTGGATGGTGTGGGTATGGCCATCCATAGCAGGATATACCATAGCCTGCCCTGTGACGGGATCCGAAATTATCTGGTGTGTATGTTTTTTAGCTGTGGTGGTAACTGCTGAACTGCCATCGGATGCGATGATGTGGTAATGCTTCTTGTCGGTGGATGTCTGAAGTATCTGCAAAATAAAAAAGGGCCTCCAAGTATTTCTGGAGACCCTTTTTCCGAGGGTAGTCCTCTTGCCCGTACGTGGGCCTAACGCCTATTTACCGGAGTCACCCGGCTTGCCAATCCTCTAATAGGGATAGAGTAGGTAGCCGCGACCCTTACGATGCGCCTAACTACCCATGACTGGCAATTCGTTCTGTGAAATTCTGTTCTACGGCAAGCGGTACACCATCCTTGCAGTGCACTGTTACCTTCCCAGTAAATCCTTCAACTATTATCTCATCTAACCGCTCCTTCATTTTCTGTATAGGTATATTAATATCCATTAGCGTAATTATTTATCATATCATCTCATACATGTCAAGTAAATTATCCGTGTGGCCAACATTACGTCGCCCACGAATTCCCATCATCCGCTTTTCCCCATGACTGGACATCGCCATACATATCCTGCCTGTTTACAGGCTCCCCGGCCTGGATACGGATACCAATCGCCATGTACCTTAGTGCATCTGACCCATTGGATGCCCAATCGTGATACGGCTGATCCTGGAAGCAATGCCTCTTGGCATCCCATATGCGCCTGTAATTACTTATTGCATCCAACCCACGCTTGCACTTAACGGCGTCAAACCACATGCGAGGCAGCATCATCCTGACTGCGTTAATGCCGTCCTGCTTAGGCATATCTTTAACCGTCCCGAAGTTAATACCAAGCAGCCTTGCCGACTCAATCCTGCTCCGGCCCGTACCTAACTCATGTACAGCAACATCATGTGGCGCATTGTGAGACTGATACATATACTTTTTTCTGTGGTCCGACTCCATCAACTTAGCGTAATGCGGCAATCCCTGCCCAGAATCCTCGATGTAGTCTATGCACCTGATCTTGTCACCATCCGACTGAGTAAACCATATCGTTGTCGCATCACTGAAACCCAAGTCCCACCACGTGTCAACCTTCCGGTTAGTGTCATGCGGTACATCCGTAATTCTGCCAGCCTTTTCCGCCTCGGCCATGAGCTGTCCGTAGTAACTGCCGACCTGGACACCCTGCCATGATACATAATACTCCTGCTGTATCATCTCCTCATCCATGCCTAACCTGCGTTCTTCTTCAATCGCCTCTTGCGTGATAACAGGTGTGCCATCAGGCCGCCTCGTATCATCTATCGTCAGTATGGATGTGTACCAATTCTCGGAGTTTACCGCTAACTGCCATAAATCATAGGCGTGATTTTTCCCTGCAGGTGTAGTATTAAATATCGCCCAGCCGCCATTTTCGTTCAGTATCGGCCTTACGACATCCCACGCACGGGGATCGTGGAACGCAAACTCTGAGAATACACAGCCGACTGGGTTTGAGCCACGAATAGCATCATACCTGTCCGTGCCGATGACCTGCATTATACTTCCGTTTTTGAAGCGGACCTTCATCTCTGTATTGTTTGGTTCCCCGGCGATGATTGAGGCGGGGATATGCGATAGGAACGATTGTCCATCGGCGTCAATACCATCCCAGAGTGACTTTCTACCCTGTATGGATGTCGGGAACAGGTAATAATATATGCCGACTCTGCCACCGTATTCCTTCGATGCGGCGGCCTTCTTGATCATGTAGTTCAGGCAGGCTTTTTCTTTCCCGGCGCGCCTGTGCCAAACCAGATACGCTCGCTTCATCTGCCACTCCATCGCCTTTAGGAGTGGTATCTGGTAATCTCTGGGGGTGAATAAGTGGGGTAGCCTCATAGCCGTGACCTCATAGCCGTAGCCTCACTCGGGGACCTTCACTGGCCTGTTCAAGGGATCATAATCTACAATCTCGATGCTCACGGACCCTGAGTGCTCGACTTTGTCGGTGAATAGCTTCCGATACCTTCCTAACAGCTCAAGCGCACGGCCAGGGTCAACCCATTTAATTTTTTTCGTTGCTTCACCATTCAGCCCTTCTTCAACGTCTATACCCGATAGCGCCCTGCGGATACGTTCCGGCATGTCCTTCACGGCCAGTAATTTCCCATCTGAGCCATACATCTCGGCAGGATCGAAGTCCGCATACATCCTGAGATTCCTGATGACCATCTCGGTGAGGTACTCATCCCGCATTTTTAAGGCCAGCTTATACCCAGCAGAGCGGTCCTTGTCCCCAGCAATCCAGCCGGCCAGTACGGTATATGATACCCCATACGCACGGGCCCACTCTATCAGGGTGCCGCCATCTGCTACGTGCTTGAGGATGTCGTCTGCTACTTTCGGGTTCGACATCCATGGTTCAATAGCGTCAATCGTTATGACCGGTTTTAATTTCATCCGAGACCTCATTCAAGTCATAATAACACTTCCACCCTACCACAAATAACACCGGCGGAATAACCTTTAACATCCGCACCTTATCTATCCCAACTACATTACACCCCAGATGCCGGAACAGCGCCCTCAAGTTTTTCACCTTCAATTTTTCTATATGCGTGAATCTCCGGTAGCCCCGCAAGCCTCACCCCCTGGACAACGTAATCTATTTCTTTAGCCGCCTTCTTCTGTGCCATCTCTAACAGTTCGGCACGGGTTAACACCCTACTCACAAACCTCACTGCCCCCCGGCGATCACATGCCGGACACTTTTTCAACTTCCTATTATATTGCTGGCCACACAAACATAACGACTGTGCTAATCTCATCTCTGCGCGCCCGTCAATTCCACGCTTGTATCTACCGTTTTCGTTTACATGGAAATATATCTGGTAGGACAACTTATCCGGCACGTTGCGCCAGGCAAGCGACTTACAATACGTACACCTGACCGGCTCCTCAACCTCCGACCCCCATGTCCTGTTGCATCTCTTGCACTGGTGCTGATATTGTGTAGTATTACGATTCCATGACGGAGACCTACAACCCGCGCACCTGATGGGATACTCCTTAGTGTCCCCCCATGTCTTCCCGCAACGATTGCAGTTGTGGGTGTACTCCAACACCTCACGGTCCCAGTATGGCGATTTACAGTAAGTACACTGCACTGGCCTCTCAAGCCTTGAGTCCCAACTGAGGCCACATTTTTGACACTGGTGCCGATACTTTAGGTTTTGGCGGCGGCAATGCGGACAATGCGGGCATATAGCTTCTGACATAATAATCCTCCATCTATATTATATTGTTATATATTAACATATTGATTTAGAATGTCAATAGGTATTGAATACCTGAACTGACATCGCATACGCCTCTGTAGTCGCTCCGGTAGACTCGGCCTATACTACGATATACCTTGTCAACAGCCCGATAGGACAAAAATGTGGGTAGATTTATGTCTGAGAACACCTTTTCACTGAGAACACCTTGAGAACACCTACTGAGAACACCTACTCAAAATTGCAAGTCATTGAATTATATGGTATTTATAACACTGAGAACACCTGAGAACACCTTTTAGGGGTCAAAGAGCTGTCATAGATTATTGTATACACTATGTAGGTATATATATGTATTGTATATATATATAATAATACATAGTGTAAGTAATAATCTATGACAGGTGTTAGTCGACAAAAAGGTGTGCACGGTGTACTCAGACCAATAACGACGTAGAATTAAGGTGTTCTCAGTAGGTGTTCTCAAGGTGTTCTCAGTGAAA